AACGGAAATCATTGCGGAGGAGGTTTCATTCGCAGGTGGTAAAGAAAACTCCGCAGAGGGTAAAAACAATGCTCCTACACAGCCTTATATGCCGAATGCGTACACACAGTATCCTACGGACAATTTTGCCTCTACACAGAATAGTCAGAATTTTGAGGCAATTCCCGGCGATGAGACTTTGCCGTTCTAAGGGAGGTCAAAATGGAAAATTTATCTTTGTTTGACCTTTTGCCCGAAGAAGAAGGCGAAAAGTATAAGGCTATAAAGTCTACCGATTGGAAGTGGACTATGGCTGAGGACTACCCCAAAGAGAAGAATGGACTCAAGGTGTTCTCCTGCTTTGCTTGTGGTGGTGGCTCTACGATGGGATACAAGCTTGCCGGGTGCGAGGTAATCGGTTGTTGTGAGATTGATCCCAAGATGAATGAGGTGTACATAAAGAATCATCATCCCAAACATAACTTCCTTATGGATATCAGAAAATTCAATCAAATACCCAATGAGGAACTCCCTGAGGAACTCTTTAACCTTGATATCCTTGACGGCTCTCCTCCCTGTACCACATTCTCTATGGCAGGAGAGAGAGAAAACTCTTGGGGCAAGAAAAAGAAATTTAGAGAAGGACAGGCTGAACAAACGCTTGATGATCTCTCCTTTGTTTTCATAGAGACGGTGGCAAAGTTAAAGCCTAAGCGTGTGATTATGGAGAATGTGGAGGGACTTATAAAGGGTGAGGCTTGGTCTTATGTGCAGAAGATATACAAGCAGCTTCACGATGCAGGTTATTCGGTCAAGCATTGGCTTCTCAAGGGACAACATATGGGTGTGCCTCAGACAAGGCATAGAGTGTTCTTTGTAGCCGTGAGAAACGATGTTCCCTTTGACCTTGAAAGTCTTGATATGTCCTTCAATTATGAGCTTGTACTGTTTAGAGAGGTGAAGGAAGGTGAAGGTGTGAGAGCAGCTTGCTATGAACTTCTTTGCAAAGCCAAGCCAACCGACAAATGTCTTGCAGATATATTAAAGAGGGAAGAGGGCAGGGATGCTCGATTCAATGAAATGATAGTGTGGGATGACGCAATATCACCCACGGTACATACTCACGGCTTCTATAGAGGCAATGACAAGACGAAGTTTACCAATGAGGACTACCGTAATTGTGGCACTTTCCCCAGAGACTATGATTGGTGTGGTCAGGCAGCTTCCTATATCGTTGGTATGAGTGTTCCTCCTCTGATGATGAGAAGGGTAGTCACAAGGCTCATTGAGAGTGGTCTATTTGACTATAAAAAGAGGTGAATAATATGACAAGAGTAGTAATCAGATTCAAGGATGGAGAGCATCTTAACGTGGCTGCTGACTTCATCGACATCCGAGATGGTTTGATAATGGCATGGAAGGGCGAGGCCCTTGTAGTAATAGCGAAAGCTGACGAGATTATCTCCTGCCATATGAGCGAGAAGAAGGAGTGATACATAATGGCTGAGAGAAGGATGTTTACAAAAAAGATTACGGACAGTGATCCGTTTACAGAAATGCCTTTATCTGCTCAGGCTCTTTATTTTCATCTTAATATGAATGCGGATGACGATGGATTCTTAAATAATCCCAAAAAGATTCAAAGGTCCATCGGTGCATCCGAGGATGATCTAAAGCTGCTTATGGCTAAAAGGTTTATTCTCACGTTTGAAAAAGGCATTATCGTTATTAAGCATTGGAGGATGCATAACCTTCTCAGAAAGGATCGATATACCGAAACTCAGTACATAGAAGAGAAGGAGACATTGCTACTCCAAAAGGATGGCTCTTATACTGAAAAACCACTTGAATTGCCCGTGGCAACCACTTGGCAACCAAATGGCAACCAAGTGGCAACCCAGTATAGTATAGGTAAGGATAGTATAGGTAAGGATAGGTTAGTAGAGGGTAGTGTAGCACCTGCCACCGCTGCTGCCACAGAAGAAGACAAGTTGAAGCTTGTGGGAGGCTCTCTTGGAAAAGGTGTGGTATACCTTACAGACCGGCAGCTTGGTGATCTGATGGACAGGCTTGGCCTTGATGCCTTCAACCGGTATGTAGAGAAGCTTGCCACATTCATTATAGAGAACAATGCGAGAGTCAAGAGCCACTACGATACCATCCTCAAGTGGTATGAAGAGGATAGCAAGGTAAGCACGAAACCTACCGAAGCCTACCGAAGTCTACCGAAGTCTACCCAAAAGAGATACGGAAACTTTGATGTCAATGAGGCTTTTGAGTGTGCTGTGGAGAGGAGTATGAGAGATGAAAGCGAGATTACCTAAATCGTGGGATAGATTGCCTCAGAGAGAAAAGGAAATCATCAATCAAGTGATGACCGAGGAGGTAATTAGGCAGGTGTGCCACGAGCAGGCTGAGCTGCAGAAGATATGGCTTCAGATGGCCTGTATAGTCTTACATAATAACTTTGGCTTCGGTAAGAAACGGTGCTTACTCTTCCTTGCTAATTGGAGGGAGATGTACCGTATCAATACGAAGCTCACGAGCAAAGAAAAACAGACAGATTACCTTGCCAGGGAGATAGAGAAAATCTTCGGCAAGGGCGGTTATCCCAAAGAGTACATAGACAAGTTGGAGGAAATGTAATGCGAGACAGAGATAGGAGTGTTCCTTGCTATAACTGTGACAAGAGGAGTGCAAGCTGCCATTCCTCCTGCGAGGATTACCGGGCATTTACTCAGGCAAGGGCAGACCGGGCAAAGGTGATCCAAAAGCAGAAAGCGGAGGATAGGATGGTCACGGAGGTCCGTATAAGGTCAATAATAAAGACTACCAAAGAAATAACTGTAAACAGGCAGAGAGCTTGGAAGAAAGGATAGGATATGGAAAAGATCAAGCTTACAAGGGCGGAGATAGATGCCCTGAATAAGTATGGCGAGAAGGTCAAGCGAGAGACCATCGAGGCTATATTTACTGATGTGGAGGAGCTGCTTCAGTTAAGGTATAGGTTTGAGGATCAGAGGGGCGGTATCTGCGAGGATGAGTATGACAGATGCCGACACTTCTATGGCAGAAATGTCTGCGAGAGCCTGATAATTGATTTACAGAAAGTCAAAAGAAAATATATGGAGGAATAAAAAATGAAAATGGAACAGAAGAAAAATGACAACCTCACCGAGATTGAGGAGATGCTCGTTAAAAAGATAGCGTGGTATATGGACGATGCCATTGACTTCAAGGAGAAGAAGGAAAAAATCAACGTTGACCTTGGTGTTAATAAGATGATCGGAAATGTTATCGCCATTGAAGCCTTGAAGGAAAGAGCCAAGAACATCAGCAATAACACCACGGACATTAACCGAAAGATTAAAAGGTTTGGTGGCTGATAATGGGCAAGCTCCGTAATCATTACAGATGGACTCCCGAAATGGATGCTGCCTTGAAAGAATTGTACGGCACTTGCCCGGCAAAAGAGATATCCGTAATCATCAATGCGAAGTTTGGCACAGGCTTTTCACCCACGGCAATTTATAACAGAGCCGTAATGAAACAACTGAGGTCATACTCATCCTATCATTACTATACAGAAGAGCAGGATGAATGGCTACGCCAAAATGCAAGCAAATATGACTCCAAGGATTTAGCACACGAATTCAACAAGGCATTTCAGGCTGACGTTGATAGTGTTTCGGTAAGAAACCAATGCCAAGTTAAGGGGATTAAGCTTGGTCGCTCATCTCATAAAGGTTATCGTAATTACCGAAACGCTCCTATCGGTGCAGAATACATCTCATCTAGGGGTACCGTATATGTAAAAGTGAGTGATGTTCGGAGGGATGGAAAGCATCAGGTGCTCAATTGGAAGAGAAAAAGCCATTTGGTATGGGAGCAGCACCACGGGGAAATACCTGAAGGACACGTTATAGTTCACCTTGATGGGAATCCCACAAACTGTGACATATCTAATCTTGAATGCACCACCAATAGCATAAATGGGCAATTAGCAATACCTTGCAAGGGGACAAGTCCTGAATTAAAGCGGTGTGCCATCAAAATGAAAACACTTGAAAAAATACTCGAAGGGGTAGAAAGAAATGAGACTAACTAAGTTTAATCCCGAAACGGGGCAGTATGAGTATAAAGAGCCTGCCAAGACTCAGGCGGAGTTCAACGAGCAGAGAAAGGCTGTTATTCAGAAGCTCGGGGAGTATGAGGACAAGGCTTCCGAGGTAAAAGCCGACACCGTAAGGAAGATGCAGGAGAGGGTGGAAGCAAAAATACTTGAGATAAACGGCAACCTATGCGGATTGCTACCGTTTATAGACCAAATCGCAAAAGAGATGTTGGAGGGCGAAATATGAAATATCTCTTAATATGGCTATTTTTAGTCGCAATAGGTGTGCCAATAACTCTTGGTGTATGCGCTATTGCAGATGCAATTTCAAAGCTTTATGAAAAACTTAAAAAGAAGTACGGAGGGGACAAAAATGGATAAATGCGCTTTTGATTTAGGCGAAAAGTGTGCTGCAATGACCGAAAGGAAATGCCCGGGGTGCCATTTCTTTAAGACTCAGGAGGAGCTTAAAGAGGGGCGAGACAAGGCTGCTAAAAGGGTAGCGAGTTTAGATCCCGACCTTAAGCAGTACATAAGGCATAAGTATTACGGTGACAGGCGGAGGTATGGCGGATGAGCGAGGAGAAAAGCAAGGAATACCAAGAAGGCTATAAGCAGGGTGTCAAGGATATTGCCGAGAGGATCAAGAAGTATTATCGCTGTCTTGGCAGTATGACTAATCCCTGTATTATGGAGTATTACATAGATCAGATAACGAAGGAGATGACGGAGGGAGGATGATATATGCAAAATTATGTATCAAAAGAGGTAGTGTGTCCCTTCTATAAGCAGGAGGAGGCTACCAAGATCAGGTGCGAGGGATTCTGTAAGACCTGTAGCATTCAGATATCCTTCACGAGGAGAGAACTGCTTCTGATGCATAAGGAGAGGCACTGTAATAGCTTTCACGGCTTTCCCGAATGCCCTCTCTATGCAGTTATAAATAAACAGTACGAGGTGACGTGATGAATAAGTATGGAAATAAAAAGGTTGTTGTAGACGGGGAGGTATTTGATAGCCGGAGAGAGTATATGAGGTGGCAGGATCTTAAGTTCCTTGAGATGTGCGGTGCCATAAATGACCTCAGGAGACAGGTAGTTTTTGAACTGATTCCGGTGCAGAGGGAGAAAAGCACAAGAGTCTATAGCAAGGGCAGAAAGAAGGGACAACCTATCGAGGGAAAGGTTATTGAGAAGGCTGTGACTTATGTGGCTGACTTTGTATACACCGATAATACCACCGGCAAGACTGTGGTGGAAGATGCGAAAGGATTTCACACTAAAGACTATATCCTGAAGAGGAAAATGTGCCTATATCTGCTTGGTATAAGGATACAGGAAGTATAACACACAAGAGGGGACTTCGGTCTCCTCTTTTTTCTGTGAGAGGGGGGATTTAGTTTTTAATGCTTTCTGTTTTAGAATATAGACATCAAAGTGAGAGGAGGCTTTCTGTTGGATTGGAAGCGCATCAAAGCGGAATATATTGCAGGCGGTACGAGCTACAGGAAGCTTGCCGATAAGTATGGTGTTTCGCCTACTACTCTGACTAAGGTTGCAGGCAGAGAAAGATGGGTAGAGGCAAGACAGCAGGCAGACACCAAAAAGACATCAAAAATAATTGATGCTGTCAGCGATAAGGAAGCAAAGAAGGCTGTAGACATTATTGACGTTGCAGACAAGCTCCTTGATAAGATGACAGAGCTTATGGACACTATGGTAGTTGATACACAGTCATTCAAGCAGCTTACATCAGCTCTGAAGGACCTTAAGGAGATTAAGGGATATAAGTCTCAGGCTGATATGAGAGAGCAGGAGGCAAGGATCAATAAGCTCATAAAGGATGCTGAGAAGGAAGATGATACTACAAATGAGATAGAGATCGTCTTTAAGGCAGGCGAGGAGGCTTGGAATGAGTAAGGTACAACTTGTCCTCGGTACTCCAAGTGAGAAGCAGATACAGTTCCTTGAGGCTAAGACGAAGCATATAGGCTTTGGAGGCGCAAGAGGTGGCGGTAAATCGTGGGCGGTGCAGGATAAGGCCAAGAGGCTTTGCTTGCGCTATAGCGGTATTAAATGCCTTATAGTAAGAAGGACATACCCTGAGCTTATGAATAACCATATAATGCCCTTGCAGGATGCTCTCCCACGGTCTATAGCAAGGTATAACAAGACAGAGAAGCTGTTTAAGTTCCTTAATGGCTCTACCATAAAGTTTGGCTACTGTAATAATGATAAGGACCTTGACCAATATCAGGGTGCAGAGTATGACATCATCTTCCTTGATGAGGCTACACAGCTTCAGGAGATGTGGATAAAGAAGATCATAGCCTGCTTACGTGGTGCTAATAGCTTTCCTAAGAGGATATATTACACCTGCAACCCCGGAGGAGCTTCACACGGCTACTTCAAGAGGCTATTCATTGATAAGAAGTATGAGGAAGGGGAAGATCCTAACGATTATACCTTCATTCAGTCTCTTGTAACAGATAATAAGGCATTGATGGAGAGTCAGCCTGATTACATAAAACAACTTGAAGCTCTCCCTGAAAAGCTCCGTAAGGCTTGGCTTGAGGGAGATTGGAACATCTTTTCAGGAATGTTCTTTGAAGATTTCCGTGATACTCCCGATCTTGAGTTATGCCACAAGGCAGGGATTACTCCTGAAGAGGCACTTGCTCAGAGGCGATTTACACACGTTATAGAGCCTTTTGATATCCCACGAGGATGGAATATAATGCGAAGCTATGACTTCGGTTATAACAAGCCTTTTAGCCTTGGTTATTGGGCGATAGATTATGACGGTGTACTTTATAGGATAATGGACGTTTATGGCTGTACACAGACTCCTGATGAGGGTGTGAAGTGGACTCCCGATGAACAGTTTAAGCACTTTGCAGAGATAGAGAGGACACATCCTTGGCTGAAGGGCAGAAAGATAATAGATAGTATTGCCGATCCTGCTATATGGGATTCTTCAAGAGGCGAGAGCATAGCCGAGACTGCTTATAGATACGGCATATACTTCACACCGGGAGATAATGAACGTATTGCAGGGTGGATGCAGGTACACTATAGGATGCAGTTTGATATAAACGGCTATCCAAGGATGTATTTCTTCAATACTTGCAAGGCTGCAAGGAGGACTATACCTCTTATGATGTACTCAGAGACTCATCCCGAGGACCTTGATACAAAGCTTGAGGATCACTGTCCCGATGAAATACGGTATATGTGTATGTCAAGACCTATCAAGCCTATTGTACCTGTAGAGAGGAAGATTATCCTATCTGATCCTCTCGACCAATATAAGAATAAACCGTTTTAGGAGGATATATGTTACCACCTATGAATAACAATACACCCATAGCAGAGACAAAGGAGCAGGTAATGCCTGCGGAGGCTATGGCAACAAGGGTAGCTCCCATAGGCTCTGAGCAGTTAAAGAAGCTGACAGAGATTCTTCAGAAGTATAAGGCAGGCAAGGCCATTACCGAGCAGAGAATAATAGCCTCGGAGAATTGGTGGAAGCTGCGTAATGCTTCTGAGGAGAAGAAGGATACAGACCTGCTTAAGAAAGGCTTTGTATCTAAGTCCGGGTGGCTTCACAACGTTATAGTATCCAAACACGCTGATGCTATGGAGGCATTCCCTGAGCCTAATATTCTTCCGAGAGAGGAAGGGGACAGAGGAGAGGCGAGAATGCTCTCAGCCATTATTCCTTGCGTTCTTGAGCAGAATAACTTTGAAGAGACCTATGACGATGCTATGTGGCGCAAGATGAAGGGCGGCACAGCAGTATATAAGATAGTTTGGGATAAGAACAAGCTTAACGGCCTCGGTGATATCAGCGTAGAGTGCGCTAATATCCTTAATCTGTTTTGGGAGCCGGGTGTTACCGATATACAGAAGTCAAGATACTTCTTCCATACAGAGCTTTGTGACAAGGACCTGCTTCAGGAGAGATATCCCGAACAGCTTAAGGACGGTCTCAAGGGTGATGCATTCGTCTCCTCTAAGTTCCTCTATGACGATCACGTTGATACAGAGAACAAGGTAACCGTCATTGAGTGCTATTACCACAAGTTCATACAGGGCAAGAATACCCTTCAGTACGTTAAATACGTTAATGACGTGGTGCTTTATGCTACAGAGAACGATATGCAGCCTCAGGTGGACGAGCTTGGAAAGCCTAAGCCTCCAATGGCTATGCTTGGCCTTTATGACCACGGCAGATATCCTTATGTATTCGATGCTCTTTATCCCATTGAAGGCTCTCCCTGTGGTTATGGCTATGTAGATATATGTCAGAATCCGCAGACAGAGATAGATATGCTCAAGACCTGCTTCGTAAGAAATGCAAGAGTAGGAGCTACACCGAGATACTTCTCAAGAGGTGACGGTACTATCAATGAGGATGAGTTCCTTGACCTTGAGAGTCCTATAGTACACGCTCCCGGAGGATTAGATGATAATGCTCTCCGTCCTGTAGACCATAAGCCTATAGATGGTAGTTACCTCAATCTCCTCCAATGGGATGTAAACGAGCTTCGTGAGACTTCAGGTAACACCGAGACATCTACGGGTACTACCTCATCGGGTGTAACTGCTGCATCTGCTATAGCTGCGCTTCAGGAGGCATCGGGCAAGGGATCAAGAGACAGTACGCTTTCTGCATACAGAGCATACTCCGAGATAGTTGAGCTGTGCATTGAGCTTATAAGACAGTTCTATAATCTGCCTCGTAAGTTCAGAATACTCGGTCAGTATGGTGCAGAGCAGTATGTAACCTACACCAACCAAGGCATACAGCCTCAGGATCAGGGTGTGGACTTTGGACAGGATATGGGAATGAGACTTCCTATGTTCGATGTCAAGGTATCAGCTCAGAAGAAGAACGTATATACCAAGGTAACACAGAATGAGCTTGCGATGCAGTTCTTCCAAATGGGATTCTTCAATCCTCAGATGACAGATCAGGCGCTTATGTGCCTTGAGATAATGGACTTCGATGGCAGGGACGGCATAATGCAGAAGATAAGTCAGCTTGGCACTATGTTTGACAAGCTTATGCAGTATATGCAGTTATCCTTTATGCTTGCTCAGGTGGCTGCTCCTCAGTATTTACAGCAGATAGCTATGGATATGCAGAATATGGGTGGACAGCCTGCAATGGGTGGCGGTGCAGCTCCTCAGATGATGCAGAGCGATAATATAGCCGGTATCCCTCAGAAGGAACACGGTATAGTAAGAAATGCCCGTGAGAAGGCTCAAAATGCCTCACAGCCGGGTGGAGGTGCTAAATGATTAAAGTAGTTTATCACAGAGACCTTAACAGAGTAACGGTAGAGGGCCACGCTAAGAGTGGAGAGGCAGGACACGACCTTGTGTGTGCTTCTGCATCCATTCTTGTATATACCCTTGCTTCATTCGTAGGGAATATGAAGGAGGCAAGACAGGCGTACAACCCCAAGACAGAGCTTAAGGAAGGAGATGCATTGATATGCTGTACTCCTCCTAACAGATATAAGGGTGCAGTTACCCTTGTGTTTGACTCAATATGCGGAGGCTTTGAGCTTCTTGCAAGGGATTATCCCGACAATATCTCTTATGAGGTAATCGGTAAAAGTATATAAGCCTACGGGCAGAATATAGGACTCGCCAACCTAATTGGCAGATTATATCGGAGGATTTACTCAATATGGAAAACATTAAAAGGCTTAATCTTCAGCTCTTTGGCGGTGAGGGTGCAGGTGCATCCGGCGCAGGAGAGGGTGGAGGACAGGCCACAACGGGCGATAATGCGACTGCTGCCGCCGAGCAGAGACTGAGGGAGTTGGGTGTTCCCGAAGCCAAGATACGCAAAAGTGCGAGTAAGGTAGCCTCAAAGATGCCTACACCTACACAGGCAGTAGAGCAGACAGAGGCAACCAATGTAGAGTCCGCCGCTACACAGGAGAAACCCACCACGGAAGATACAAAGGACGCTCCCACCACACGTATGAGTTGGGATGAGATTATGAAAGATCCCGAGTATAACAAGCAGATGCAGGCTGTTGTTCGCTCTCGCTTGAAGTCTGAGAAGTCTGCCGAGGAAGCACTCGGTAAGATGGCACCGGCCATAGAGGTTATGGCCCGTAAGTACGGTCTTGATGCCAATAATATGGACTATGATGCTCTTGCTAAGGCTATCAACGATGACGATGCCTATTATGAGGACAAGGCTCTTGAGATGGGCGTATCCGTTGAGACTGCCAAAAAGGTAGATCAGATGGAGCGTGACACCGAGAGACAGAAGGCTATGGAGCAGAGAACGCTTCAGGAGCAGAAGATTCAGCAGCATTTCATAAGACTTGAACAGCAGGCAGAGGCTATGAAGAAGGTGTTTCCTAACTTCGACCTCAGAACAGAGCTTCAGAATCCCGCATTCGCAAGAATGACCTCCCCGAATGTAGGCATAAGCGTAGAGGATGCGTATTATGCCATCCATCGCAATGAGATACAGACCGCCGCTATGCAGGTAACAGCAAAGAAAACGGCAGAGAAGATATCCAATGCTATTGCATCGGGAAGCCGCAGACCTGACGAATCGGGCGCATCAAGCCAAGCTCCTTCCGTGAGTACATTTGACTATTCCAAAGCGAGCCGTGAGCAGAGAGAGGCCTTTAAGAGAGACCTCCGTGAAAGAATGGCTCGTGGGGAGAAAGTGTATCCCGGACAACGATAACCGCAATACATTTCTCCTCATCAAAAACCACAACAAATTTATGAAGGAGAAATTAAAATGAAAGAAATTCTTGAAACCAAAATCAATCTTCAGCTTTTCGCTGAAGCAGGCAACGTGGTAAATACCCTTACCAACGGCTATGTAAACGCCTATACAGGCGCAACCGAGGCATTTGATGCCACCAATTCCCTTGCAGGCGAGCTTAAGACCTTCTATGATACCGAGCTTCTTGAGAATGCTCGTGTGGAGATGTTCTATGCTCAGTTTGCTAAGAAGCAGACTCTCCCTGCAAAGCACGGTAACACCGTAGAGTGGAGAAAATGGAATACCTTCGCAAAGGCTGACAAGCTTCAGGAAGGTGTTATCCCCACCGGTCAGAAGTTCGGTATGAGTTCCAAGACCGGCTCTATCTCTCAGTACGGTACTTATGCAGCTATCACCGATACCCTTGAGCTTCGTGCTTATGATGATACCATTCTCGGTGCTACCGAGGAAATGGGCGCATCCGCAGCAGAGACTCAGGAGACTCTTATCCGTGATGCTCTTCTCGTAAACACCAACGTGCTTTACTGCGATAACCTTACCCTTGCAACCGGCGCAACCGCAGCAGCCGCTAACTGTGGTGCAATGGAAGCAAGCACTACTGCTATTGCCCTTCTTACTCCCAAGATGGTAGCAAAGGCTGTTACCAAGCTTAAGAAGGACAGAGTACCTACCATTAACGGTAAGTATTATGCAGTTATTCATCCCTCCGTAGCTCACGATCTTCGTAACTGCGATGAGTGGATCGAGGCACACAAGTATTCCGCTACCGGCGAAATCTTCAACGGTGAGATCGGTGAGCTTCACAACTGCCGCTTCATCGAGAACGTATTCGCTCCTATCCTTGATGGCGAGTATGTAAACAAGGCAGGCTCTAAGACCTATGCTACCTACTTCTTCGGTAAGGATGCATTCGGCATTATCGATCCCGAAGGCGGCGCTCTTCAGATGATCGTTAAGTCCAAGGAGCAGGCAGGCGGTCCTCTCAATCAGTTCAGCACCGTAGGCTACAAGTTCGAGACCAACGGCGCAACTATTCTCTATCCTGAGAGAGTGCTTCGTGTAATGAGCTGTTCTACTTACAGCGCTATTGACGAGGCTAACTAATCAAAAACAGAGGGCAAGGTAACTTGCCTTGCCCTCTAAAAACAATAGGAGGCTATTATGGCAACTACAAACAAAGAAGGCTATGTTGACCTGTTTATCCCCAAGGGATATGCAAACGATGAGCCTAATTTCTTTATCAGCGTAAATGGCAAGAATTTTCTTCTTCCCAAGGGCAAGACCTCTCAGGTCCCTCCCTATGTAAAGGAAGAATATGATCGTGCTATGAGAGCGCAGGAGGCTCTTGATGCAAAGAGCGAGGCTCTGCTTGAAAAGGCAAAGCAGCCTATCTAATCACAGTACAGTAATGGGGAGCTTTTAAGTCTCCCCATTCTTCAAATAGGAGGAAATCTTATGACACTAATGGGAGCAATAAACCACCTGAATGCGGTCAAACCCAACAGCTTTATGCAGGCCGAAAAGATAAAGTGGCTTTCTACCCTTGACGGAATAGTTAAGGCGGAGATAATTGATACCCACGAGGGCGGTGAGAATATAACCTTTGACGGTTATACTGAAAGCTCGCTTATGCAGGAGCTTCTTGTACCGCCTCCTTATGATGATATGTATATCAAATGGCTTGAGGCGCAGATAGACTACGCCAATGGCGAGTATGGCAAATACAATAACAGTATTACACTGTATAATACGGCTTTTGCAGCCTATGAGAAATACTACAATAGGACTCATAAGCCTATTTCAAAGAATTTTACGCACTTTTAAGGAGGGGCGAGGATGAAATACCCTACACTTGCAGAACTCAATACGACTCGTGAATGGCTTGACGTATTTGGGGGATATAATCACAACCTTCGCATAGGTGAGGGCGAATTCTATGAGATGACCAATCTGTCATCGGACCATTTCCCTATACTTTCTCCTCGCCCGAAAAGAGGTATATATGTTACTCCCGGCACTCCCAAGGGAATGGTAGCAAAGGACGCTCTCTGTTATATAGACGGGGACAAGTTTGTAATCAATGAGTATAAGATAGATATGGACCTTAGTGGAGAAAGGGACGAAGAGGGGAAGATCATACCCAAGACTTTGATATCAATGGGGGCATACGTTATTATTATGCCCGATAAGAAATATATAAACACAGCAGACCTCACCGACTTCGGAGATATAGAGGCTGCGATAACAACATCGGGGCAGGTAAGCTTTGAACTGTGCAAGGTGGATGGCTCGGCATATGAGACAACTGTTACTCAAGCTACTGCTCCTAAGATAACAGAGGAGATGGAGGCAGATCCCTCCAAAATTCCGTTATGGCTTGACACATCGAGTACGCCCAATTCATTGAAGCAATACTCAACTTCCTCGGATATGTGGGCCACCATAGGTACTACATACATAAAGATAACTGCAACGGGCATAGGTAAGCCTTTTGAAGTAAATGACGGCGTTACCATATCGGGTGTGGAGAGTAAGGACCTTGCTGACCTTAACGCTTCTATGATTATCTATGCAAAGGGAGATAACTACATCGTAGTTAGTGGTATTCTCAATAAGGTGACCACACAGACCACAGCTATCACGGTAGAACGAAAAATGCCGGAGATGGACTTCATCGTAGAGAGTGGCAACCGCCTTTGGGGATGCAGATACGGCTATCAGGGAGACAAAATCGTTAATGAGATATATGCCTCAAAGCTCGGTGACTTTAGGAATTGGAGCTGCTATCAGGGTATATCCACAGACTCCTATGCTGTCACAGTAGGTACAGACGGACAGTTTACCGGTGCCATCACTCACCTTGGCTATCCTATCTTCTTTAAAGAGAATTTTATGCACAAGGTGTACGGTAACTACCCCGCAAACTTTCAGGTGCAGACAACGGCTTGTAGAGGCGTACAGAAGGGGTGCGGAATGAGTCTCGCTATAGTAAACGAGGTGCTTTACTATAAGGCTCGCTCGGGTATTTGTGCTTATGACGGCTCTCTGCCGCAGGAGATATCCTCTGCCCTTGGAGATGTTAGCTACAGCAAGGCTGTGGCAGGGCATCTTGGAAACAAGTATTATGTCTCTGTGTGTGACGTGGATGGGAAATATCACCTCTTTGTATATGACACAAAAAAGCAAATGTGGCACAGAGAGGACAACACAGAGGCTATGGCCTTTTGTAATTGCCGTGGCGATCTGTATTACATAGATTGGGAAGATAACCAAATCAAGAGTGTAAAGGGGACGGGAGTTCCTGAGACAAAGGCTATAAATTGGGAGGCCGTGACGGGTGTTATAGGCACAGATTCTCCCGATAAAAAATACATTTCTCGTCTTGACGTAAGAATGCTGCTTGAGGTTGGAGCAAAGGCAAGTTTTTACGTTGAGTATGACTCAAGCGGAGAGTGGGAGTTCCTCTTTGATATGACAGGTGTAAAGCTTAAAAGCTTCTACGTTCCCATCAGACCTCAGAGATGCGACCATATGAGGCTTAAGATAATAGGCGTAGGAGATGCAAAGATATACTCCATCTGCAAGACCATAGAATGGGGAAGTGATATGTAATGAGCATTGAAATAAGATTACCGAACATCACGGGTGTAAGCGAAAAAGAGCAGCTATTGCAGCTTAAGAGTTATCTCTATCAGCTCAGCGAGCAGCTACAGTGGGCGTTTGATAATATCAATACCACGGGAGGATCAGGTAACGGCTACGTGGTAAATCAGGCTCCGATAATCCCAAGCGTATCATCGGGCGGTAATGCACAGGCAACCTTCAGCGAGATAAAATCTCTCATTATTAAATCGGCAGAGATTGTTGATGCATACTATGAGGAGATTAACAAGAGGCTTGAAGGGTTATACGTAGCACAGTCGGATTTTGGCATTTTTGCGGAGAAAACATCTCAGGATATAGAGGCTACTTCAACAGCGATTACACAGACATTTGAGAATACTCAGATTATCATACGAGAGACAAAAGACGAGATTGAGGGCGAGCTTACAGTTATGGGGCAGGACCTCAGCTATGCACAGCAGGATGTCATAGTCCTTAAAGGTAACGTTGAGGATATTAACTCAAATCTTAGCTCTGTGGAAGCTAATATTGGTGAGTTGGATACCGCCCTGCAAAACACAAAGGTTGAGGTGAACGGGAATATTGACAGCGCTAAGAGCGAGCTGAGTGGGACTATAGAAAGTGCTAAAGGCGAGCTGAATAGCAATATCGACAATGCGGTATCTAATGCTAACGCTTATACAGATGCGGCGGAGTCTGCGGCCAAGGGATATACCGATGAAGCGGCAAGTAATCTTGACGGTAAGATAGGCGAGACAGCAAGCGAGCTTGACGGTAAAATTGTTGATACAAATGGTCGAATTGATGAAACCAACGGCGCACTTGAGGACCTTGGAAGCGGACTTGATGATACAAACAGCCGCATTGATGGCGTGGATAAGGACCTTCAGGACTCCAAAACGAATATAACAACTGAAATCCAAAGGGTTACGGATAGTGTTTCTGCGGTTGACAAGCTACGCTTAGCGGCTGAGGAAGCTCTCCGAGGCAGCATAGACGATTTGGAATTTGATCTTGCAGGCCTTAAGCAGATCGTTGTGGGAGTAACCGCTTACGTTAAGTCGGGCAAGCTCTATGAAACCGATGCAGGCATTCCTGTCTATGGTATAGAGATAGGGCAGGAGGTGGAGGCAAACGGTACTACGGTCTTTAATAAGTTCGCACGTTTTACCTCGGAAAAGCTCTCATTCTATGACGCAAACGGAAACGAGGTAGCATATATCAGTGACAAAAAGCTCTATATTGGTCAGGCCGAGATTACTATAAGCTTCAAAATGGGAAAGCTTATAGACTTGGTACAGGCAAATGGAGACGTTGTAACGAAGTGGGAAGGAGGTTAATATATGGCGGTATCACAAAGCCTGAGTTTAATAGAAACTAGTGTAAATAACTCCGGTAATACCTCGAATGTTAGAATACTATGGCAATCGACACAGACGGGTGAATCTTGGAACGGTTACACGAGGACGGCTAAATACTACGTTTCAATAAACGGAGGAGCCGAGACGGAGTATACGGTAAGCTATACCCTGCCTCAAAACGCCACGGCTACTATTGTTGATAAGACCATCACGGTAAAACACAATTACGATGGCACAGGAACTGTATCAGTCCGTACTTGGATGGATACAGACATCAGCGCAGGAGTGGTGCAGCAGAATAAGAGCCTTACTCTTACTGCAATAGCAAGAAGGCCAACGATGGACTCGTTATCGTGCAATACAAGCTATTTTACCGGCACGATGACATATAAGTTTACGCCGAAAGTGTCTACCTACTATAACCGATTACATCTATATTTATATAACGGCGAAAAATACCAAACTATTAAATATATTCCTCTTGGGCAGGCGGCGGCGAATCAGCAGACGGGAACATTCAAGCTCGAGCCTGATGATCTTTCACTCATCTATGGACTACTACCATCGGCCACAACAGGACAACTCATAGTATCGGTCGACGCATACACTGACTCCGCATATAAAAACCCGATAACAGGCGAAGGTAATGCTCATCACATAAATCTTTCGATCCCGAATGATACGACCACGCAGCCAACGATGACAATGACTCTTTCACCTGTTTCGGATGTTTCTTCGCTTGGCTCTCTATACGCAAAGGGATTATCCAAGGTTGAGGCTACATTTACAAACGGTGCAGGTAAATATGGTGCAAGCATAAAATCCTATAAGCTTACCGTAGCAGGTAAGGACTATGCTTCTCCTTATACATCAGATTACCTTGCAACGACAGGCAGTATAGCGGTAAAGGGAACTGTTACTGATTCAAGAGGATTCTCAAGGACATATAGTGAGACCATTACGGTTATAGACTATACTACGCCTTCGTTAGACTTGCTAACCTGTAGTACAAACTATTTCAATGGTACGATAACGCATAAGTACACGCCGCCTAATAATACTTTCTATACTCGGTGTGAGATTACGCTCGGAAGTACAACCGTAAAATCCGAAACGCATACTCGTGCCTCGGGGCAGCAGACGGTTAGTTTTTCCTTTGAGGGAAGCGAGCTTGCTACAATATATAATGCTTTACCAAACAGTGCAAGCGGCACGCTGAAATTTACATTCCAAGCCTTTACAGACTCAAGCTATAGCAAACAGATAGGATCGGACAGCGTCAAGGAGATAACCTTATCCATCCCGAATATAGATGCAACACAGCCTACGGCAACCCTGACGGTAGCTCCTGAAACCTCTCTTGCATCGCCCTTTAATACCATTTATATCAAGGGCAAGACGAAAGTAAAAGCAACACTTGCAAGTGGAGCAGGAAAATATGGAGCGACCATAAAAACGTACACGGTAACCATAGGGGCGCTGAGTGGTACATCTCCATTAACATCAGCCTATTTCACTACGGCAGGAGACGTTACGGTCACGGGTACAGTAACAGACTCAAGAGGCTTCTCAAGGACCTATACAAAGACAATAACGGTTATAGACCATAGTTCACCTCGAATAATTCCTATAGCCGGAGAGAGTGAGGTAATTGCTGCAAGGTGCAATTCTGACGGTGCATTGGATAGTAACGGTACATACCTTTTAATAGCGGCAAAGAGAAGCTATAGCAAGGTTGAGGCTTCGGGAGTACAGAAAAACTATTGTGCATTACAGTACAGATACAAGATAGAGGGAGGCTCGTATTCCTCGTGGACGGATATACTATCAAGGACAGCTACAAGTGATGAGATAGTTACAGGGGCGTTGCTTGGCGGCGCACTATCAACTACATCTACCTACGTTGTGCAGATTCGAGCGATAGACGATGTTGGTGACACCACATCAACCACTATCTTTGTATCTACCGAAAAGGTATATATGCACAGGGCAGGAAGTAAGAATTCCCTTGGTATCGGTAAATACGCTGAGGAAGAGAACGTTGTAGATATTGCCGAGGATATGACAACAATATTCAGAGGTGACGTGCAGTTTAAGAGCGAGGAGTGGGTATCTCGTGCGCTTGGTACTAACGTAGTAGCATCAACCGTTAACTCGGGAAGATGGGGCGGCACGGGAGTATTCTACAGAGTATGCGCAGGAGGAAAGCACATCTACATTGCATTTAACGTTAGCTTTACCACAAGCAGCTCTACTGTTCGTGCTGATTCGGAAACTATACCATCAGCATACAGACCGTCTTATGACGTGTATGCTCTCTGTCCTGTAGGATTTTCAGACAATAGCAGAGGAATTGCTACGGTCAGCGTTTCGCCTTCGGGCAGAATAAATATCTATGCGGTACATAAATTGCCGGGTGCTACGCTATCAACGGGTGAGACGGTTAAATGGATCGATGGATATGTAGATTTTTGGACTTAAACAGGAGGAAATAAAGAAAAATGGCTAATTTAAAAATAGGCTCAAGCGGTAACAGCGTTAAGGATTGGCAGAAATACCTTAATACACAAGGTTTTAACCTAAAGGTAGACGGTATCTATGGTAATGATACAGCGTCTGCTACAAAGAGCTTTCAGAAAGCCAACGGCCTGACGGTAGACGGTATTGCAGGACCACAAACCCTCAGCGCTATGAACGGTGGAAACAATGGGGCAAATACGGCAACAGCTACGGGCAATGCCGGCTCTGCTCCTACCGGCCCTAAATTCAATACCAATGCCACGGCTATTCCTACGGCAAAGCCTCTCCCCACAAATCCTACATACGATGATACCTCGTGGGACGATACCGAAAAGGGACAGGCTGCGCTTGGAGGTTATAACTCAGCCAAGGATGCGGTCAATAACTACGGTGATTTCTCCTATGAGGACTATATGGAGAGCGAGGCGGTAAAGGCGGCAGGCGATGCTCTCAATGCTCATAATGCCAATAAGCCGGGTGAATATCAGTCGCAGTGGCAGGCTCAGCTTGACGGTCTTATGAATCAGATAATGAATAGAGAGAAATTCTCTTATGATCTGAACGGAGATGCTCTTTATCAGCAGTACAAGGACAAGTATATAGAACAGGGCAAGCTTGCTATGGCTGATACTATGGGGCAGGCTGCTGCTATGACGGGCGGTTATGGTAGCTCCTATGCTCAGAGCGTAGGTCAGCAGGCATATCAGGGACAGCTCGATAATCTCAATGACGTTGTTCCTGAGCTTTATGCTATGGCCCTCGATAAGTATAACAGAGAGGGACAGGACCTCTATAATCAGTACGGTATGGTTATGGACAGAGAGAATCTTGACTACGGTAGATATAGAGATACCGTCTCAGATTTCCTCACCGATAGAGATTATCTTACCGGCAGATATGATACCGAGCGTGGCTTTGACTACGGCAAGTACGTTGACGATAGAAATCTTGATTATACTCTCCATCAGGACGGATATCAGAAGCTCCTTGATGCACTCGGTATAGCGCAGGGTGATTACTATAACGGTGCTGATATGTTCCATTCTGAGCAGGCTACCAAGAATAGCGTAGCAGGCCAACAGTTTAACGATGCTATGTCTATATGGGGCGCAGAGAACGATCAGGCTTGGAAGAATTATCAGGCGAGCGAGGAAGCAAGACAGTATGCTAACTCACTTCTTCAGCAGGGTTATCAGAATGAGTTTGGCGAGTGGGAAGCCAATAATAATGAAGCTTGGAGACAGAAGGAGTGGGAAAGAGACGAGAGCAGATATCAAGATGAGGTTGATCGCTATGAGGCGAGCCAAAAGGCGACGGTAAATTCCAATGGTACGGTATCCAACCCCGATGGCAGTCTGCAACTCTCAAGCATACCCGGTATCAATACCAATGATTCTTCGTATTTTGATAAAAACGGCAACTTCAAGAAGGCGGAGTTCCTCGGCACTACACAGGATGGCGAATCATCCTTCCGCATTGATGGGAAGACAGTGGTGCTTGATAAGGGAGTAAATCCCTATACACAGACATATAATCCGGACTGCAAGAAAGGTACATTCAGCAATGGTTATCAGCCTAATAATGTTGGAGGAAAGCCACTTAAAAAGTCCGGCATTCAGGATTATATGAACGGAGTTCTCCAAACGGTATGGGAAACACCTGATGGCAAACGGTGGATTTGGGACGGAACGCAGAACAAATACGAAGAGTACACCGAGTAATAAGGAGGCGGTAATATGGCTTTCAAGGCTACAAAATATCAGAAAAAGGACGGAGAAGAAAGAACAAACAAGTCTGGCTTTAAAGCTACAAAGTACAGAAGGTACGACGCTGACGTGGTAAGCGGTTGGGAGACCACCAACAAGCAGTCCCTTAACATTATCAACGATTATAACAATAGAATAAACAAGAGTGAGTGGCTCTCCAAGGAGGACCGTGCGAAATATCGCAGCGCCATTGACACCTACATAGACACTGCCAATCGCTTGAGAGGAATAAACAAAACCTTTGGTGATGGGTATTCCGAAGAGGACGAGAAGAAGTGGACGGACTACATTAGCTCTATAAACAAGGGATACGATGAGATTTCAAACTACTATGGTCAGTATAGGTCAGAGAACGCATATCTCAAGTCGTATGTACCCTATGAGGCATCAACAATTTCCTCTGCAGAGGACTTTGACGAATACTCACAGAAGGGCGCAGGGGTGGCAAATCCCGATTGGAATAAGGCTCACGCTCCGCTTAATATTGCAGGGTGGACTCCCTTTGGTGACGGCGAGGATATCAATAACTTTATAACCTTTGCCGAAACTAACGGAATGGAAGCTCTAAAAGGCATAGGAGCTATGAACGGCGGAAGCTCAAGTCCATATGCCAATGACATTCTTTTAATCAATATGTATGCCGAAGCTGATGAAAGACAAAGATATAACTATTACATCGGTAAGGGCGAAAAGAAGAAGGCAGATATATATCTATCATATCTGTTGGAGGAATGTAAGAAAAGGCAAGCAGGTGAAATATCCGGGCAAGGCAACAACACTTGGACAGAGCCTCTTTTAAACGGTCTTGCAGGAGTGCAAACGGGATTCCAAGGTATAGGCAACTTCATCAAGGGAGTCCAAGGCGATGAAGGATATAATCCCTCTGTGCTTCAGTATGCATCTAATGATATGCTCCAAGACAATGAGGGCGGTTGGAAGGTATTCAATGACTTTGTATACTCAACAGGTAATATGACACCGTCAATTCTTGGAGGTGCGGCTGCTTCGATGGTTGCAGGACCAATGGCAGGAAAAGCAGTCGGCTCTATGATAACAGGACTTTCATCCGCCGGTAACTCCTATGCCAATATGATTGCAGAGGGTTACGGTGTTGACCAAGCAAGAAAGTATGGCGTAATGGTCGGCACGGCAGAAGCAGGACTGAGTTTTGCCTTCAGCGGTATCAGCAAAGTCGGTGGTGCGGTTACAGGCAATGTAATTAGCAAGGCTATTGACGGAATAGATAGCGGTATAGCACGATTCTTCGTGGACTTTGCAATCAGCTCAAGCAGTGAGGCGCTTGAAGAAGGAGCGCAGGCTATTCTCGATCCCGTTTTCAAGATGATTGCAACGGGCGAGGACTTTGAGGGGATAGATTGGTCTGAGGTTGGTTACTCGGCAATGCTCGGAGGTTTAACCGCAGGTATTCTTGAGGGCGTTCCAAATGCAGCAGGAGCAATTCATTCTAATTACAAGACGAGTATCGAACACGGTGGACTTTCCAATATGGGTGCGATAAAGGCTTTGACAGATACCAAGAGCCTGAAGGGTGTTGCGGATGCTTATAAACAAGGTAAGCAGAATGTAACTGAGAGTGGCAGAGCATACGTTAATGATGCTTTGGAACTCGATCCTAATAATGCTCACGCACAGAGGATGCAGACAAGACTCAACGAGGGCAAGAACATATCGGGTGCGCAGATCAACCGCCTTGTAGAGGCTAACGAGAGTGCTGTAGGCAGTCTCATTGAGGAAAGTATAAATACAGCGACCTCTCAGGATAGGGTAAAAATCAAAGAGGCGGCTGAGGCAAGGCTTACCGAACTTGGCGAAACAGGCGATGCAAGTAAGATTGCAGAGGTCCTTACCAAGCAGGCGCTCGGTGAAAAACTTACTGCGAGAGAAAATAAGCTGCTTTACGATAGCTCCAAGGGATACATTGTGGCTGCCGAGATGGATGAAGGCAATATCAAGGGCGGTGGACTCGCAAACAAGTGGGCAGAATCCATTGGCACGAGGGCAATAAAACCTCAAGTGTATGCGAAGAGTGAGAAGGTGACCACCGAGAATACCCACGTAAAAGAAAATGCCGTAGGAGGCGAAATTTCAGCTCCTACGGGCAAGGTAAATCAGCCTTTGCCAAAGGCTACAATGGTTGATAACGAGGGCAACGAGGTAAAGATAAAGCCTCAGAGATTTGCTTCTACTGAAAGCGGAGAGATGGGCGTTGAGATCGAGGACGGAAAGGTAGTTGCTATCTCCGAGGTGGATTTCGGTGATAGTGACATAGGACTCGTACATCAGGCAGCCGTGGATATGTCATCCAGAGTAGGCGGCTTTAGCGTAGACACAGCAAACGTCTTTGTCAGAGGTTATGATGCAGCATCGGGACAGAGTGCCGGAGCATATATCAATGGATGGGTGTCCGCATATAAGTTTGGTGCGATGAAGAATCCTCCTCCTCTTTCGGCTCTTGCGGCGAATCAGAAGACCGCACAGCTTACCGAGGAACAGAGAAAGAATGCTTATAACTTTGGTAGAGCCTTTGGTAATGAAAAGATTGTCAACACGGTGAGCAATAATGCCAAAAACATTTCAAAAACCGACTCGGAAAAGAAAAAAGGCAGAGTTATCTTCGATGGTGCGAAATACGGAAAGACACTTAATCCGAGACAGAGAGCATCTCTTAAGGCACTAAACTTTATTGCAGAGGCACTCGGCTTAGACATTTATGTTGAAAAGCTTGCGAAGGGTGATAACGGTTGGTATGATCCTAAAGACAGAAGCATCCATATTGATCTTTATGCCGGTGTTGAGGCTGAGGCACTAATGCTATTTGCTGCGGCTCACGAATTAACCCATGACATAAGAGCAACCCTTCCTGAAAAATTCAATCTTTTAGCAGATGCAATCTTTGAAGAGTATACCAAGAAATATGGCGATCACGTTATGGAAGACCTCGTCAAAGAGAAGATTAGCTTCCTTAAGGAAAAGGGCGATATTACCGAGAATATGACCGAAGAGGAGGCATACGACCTTGCTTATGAAGAGGTTGTATGCGATTGCCTTGAGACAATGCTCGTTGATTCGGATGCTATGATGGCTTTGTCACAGAACATCTATGCGAAGGACAAGACACTTTGGGAGAAGATCAAGGACTTCTTCACAAGACTTGTAGAGAGAATCAGGGCGGCATATGCGGATGTGATCCCCGACTCCGAGGAGGGACAGCGCTTCCGGGATCTCGGAGAAGGTGCTGAAAGAATTAAGAAGCTTTGGGTAGAGGCTATCGTTGAACTCAGCGAGGTGGATAAAACCACGGGAGAGGGCAAGGTTAAGCATTCCTATTCTTCTATTGCATACTCCTTCTTCGGTGACGAGAACGTATCCATAAAGGATATGGAAAGTGGAGCATATAAGAAGACCGAGGGATACAAGCTGTATGTAGAAAAATGCCTTAATAATATGAGGCAGAGTGTGGAAGGCTTCAATGAGAAGGCAGCTCTCAAGGAAATCCGTGATTCTATAGACGGTATCGTGCAGGTAGCCGTTGCGATGAAGAAGGCAGGGTACGATATCCTTGACTCCGAGGGCGGAAGAAACATCAGGGATAGCAAGAAGCGACTTCTGTTCTCCTCTCTTGAGCCTAACTCGGATTACTTTACCTCCTCAGATATCTCTACCATATGCGACAAGCGTATTAACTTCGCAGAAATCTATGACGAGATCGTAAGAAGAGAAGATGCGATGGGCGTGCCGAAGAGCAAGAGATTCTTCAACAACATAGACAATTACTTTGTGCTTCACAAGATATTGGCTGACAAGGGCCTTACTGCTCCTTGCAGACAGTGCTATGTTGAGTCGATGAGAAAAAATCTCGATCCGATGGCAAATGCATTCATTGAATTGATGCAGGAGAAGAATCCCGATAACAAGGCTAACAAGCAGTTGTATCAGCCTTCGGGAAAGAACAAGGGTGAGCTTAAATCAAACAATGCAAAGCTCCGTGAGAATCTGCTTGAGGTAATTGAGAGAGAGCAGTACGATATTACGGCTGACGATCTCACCATCAAGATGCTTACAACGGCAAACGGACTTGCACAGTTGAAGCTGCAAGCACCTCTTATCTATGAGGCGTTCAACTCCTTCTACGGACAGAGTAAACCGAAGATGCCGAAGGCGGCTACACCGTTCAGGTTTGGAGAGCTTACGGCTTTGCTGACCGATGACAAGGGCAGAATCAAAACAGGCTTGATTAAGCAGATTATGTCTACGGGCGGCTTCAGACTTCAGTCTTACTCAGACTTCCAAATCCAAAACTTCGCTGATGTGCTTCAAGTTATCTTTGAGGCAGGAACGCTCGGTCTTAACGGTCACGCTTATACTAAAGTACCTGCATTCCTCGATGCGACCAAGGGTACAAATCTCAAGAGAAATATCTCCATCTTTATGTATAAGGACGGAGGACAGTGGAAGATAGACAGAGGAGACTCCTTCCCTTATGAGCTTGAGAAAATCTATGATCTCGTAGATGCCGATGAGTCGGGTAACACAGGTATTATTGCGGTAGTGCAGAACGAGGATATGGCTGCGTGGATAATGGCGAATGACAACGTAGGCTACTTTATCCCATTCCACAAGAGTGGCGTAAAGATGGGTGTTGTAAGAGATACCATCGTCCGTGAGGGCGGCAGAGAAATCAAGGGATATTCGGGCATCAAGGATCATACCCGTCAGCAGACAGAGGTATGGGCAACCACCACAGCCGACCATAAGGCAAATACCAAGGTCAAGAAGGGCATAAACATCTATGAATTTTGGGACTTTGACAATGCCGAGAATCTCTCTCAAAAGGAGCTTATCCGGAAGAATGTCGAGGCGTATATCGATGCTTGTAACGAGGCAGGGTATCTTCCCAAATTCAGAGAGTACGTTATGGACAACGGCAAGGTGCTTAACAAGGTGCTTGCCTATGCGAAGGAGCTTGGATGTGTATCGCAGAATGCTACCATAGATGACATCTCCTTTGAGTACAGTGGCTACAGAATTCCCTACGGCTATTATAAGTGCCTTGGAGACTTCGGAATGTTTACCCCCGATGGCGAGGCTTCTCCTATTGAGAGACTCTCACTTAAGGACTATAACTTCAACGAGGCTGTGAAATTCTTCTCGGATGCGAAGACTCTCCGTAGAAACGAAATCCTTCAGCAGTTTGAAAACGGTGAGGAGCGAGAGAAATATCGCAATAGTGATATGACTACCGCAGACCTTGTCGCAGAGGTGCAGAAGAGGCGTAATCAGGTTGTGGATGAGGTCATAAGTGGCGAGTATAAGAAGAAGCCGAGGAAAGAAGCAAGCAAACTCAGAGAAACCGACCTTGTTAATCTTCTCAAAGATGTAAAAGCAAAAAAACTTGCCGATGGTACATACATTCCTGTACGAATTAACACTCCGCAGATTCTCATTGCTTTTGCAAAGGAATATGGATATACGCTCGAAAATCTTCCTTTGGCAATGAGAGTGTATAAAGCGAGACAGGCAGTGTCAAGCATTGAGGAGTGGGACGGTGATGTTAAAGACACTCCGCACAATCTTACGCCAAAAGAAATCATTGAAATAATACGGGCGATGGACAACCCCTCTTATCTTGTTTATCAAACCAAAAATGATCGGTTTGCTGAAATTGTAAGATTTGATATGGGAAAAGAAAAAGCCTATGCTATCATAGACTTTTCTGATGTTCATAAAAATGCGGGTATAATGAACGGATATAATGGTGGAAAATACAACATTTTGGTTACCGTATATCCTTCGGACGATGTGCAAGAACTCAAGGACTACCTTAAAAACAAGAATAATAAGGTAATGACCGGGGAAGAAATGAAAAAGAAAGGCTTATCGCAAAGAGGTCTCGGCAGCTACGTGCCTGCACTTTTAAACGAATCGCCTTTCTTCGAGGATATTGTACCACAAAATCCAGATTCTGTCAATAGGAAATTTTCGCATAAAGCGGACAAAAAAGCATCTTATGCACCTACCTTCTACTCCCATATGGGTAAGGTTATAGACGGTATCCGTATTGAGAAGATGGGCGCAGGCGGTGTAGTTCCCTACCTTACAGGCAAGGGCGTCAAGGCCGAGGAAATCAAGTGGAGTGGCATTGAGACATTCCTTGAGGGCAAGAAGTCCGTAACCAAGGCAGAGCTTCAGGAGTTTGTTGCCGGTAGTCAGCTTCGGATTGAGGAGCGAAACTCAGCAAATATGAATACAGGCATAGAACTTATTCCTGATTCGAATACAGGTGACCTTCTGCTTTACATCGATGGGAAACTAAAGGATACCTACTTCAAAAACGTTAATGGAGAAATTGAATCACGAGAAACCGATGATCTCTTTGCTGACGAACAAATGCTTCTTGATGCTTACGAGGCAGACTATGGTCGCAAAAGAACTCGTTGGGGGCAGTACCAACTCCACGGTGGCAAAAACTATCGAGAGATTGTATTCAAGATGACCAACTCTAACTATAGCAACAGAGCTATGAGAGGGCATTGGGGTACAGATGCTGAAGGTATACTTGCTCACGCTCGTATCCAAGATTTCGTGGTTGATGGCAAAAAGATGCTCTTCGTAGAGGAGATTCAGTCGGATTGGCATAATGCAGGTCAGAAGTATGGATATGAAGACAAAAACGTAGAGTGGTCTATTCGTCACGAAACGAGAAGCAGTTCAATACTTGGTGAGGACAGATATGTCCGACTATATAAGAACGGAAAGCCTACGGATACTTTCTATCCTGCGGAAAGCTTTGAAATTGAAGACGATGACGGAAATGTAATCGGTCTGAAAAGCGACAAAGAAATTCTTGCGGAGATTAAAAAGAATAGAATGGCGGATGAAGCTCCCGATGCTCCCTTCCGTACCACCTACCACGAATACGTACTCAAGAGACTTCTCCGTATGGCTGCAGAGGAAGGCTATGACTCTATCGGATGGACTACGGCAGATATTCAGTCGCAGAGATGGTCTGACGAGTATGCTGAAGGCTACCGTATCGAGTACGATCAGGACATCCCCAAGTTCCTTCGTAAGTATGGAAAGAAGTGGGGAGCGACTGTTGGGAAAACTGTGTTTGAAGAGATGTTTGGCAGTACGGTGTATACCGATAAGTCATCGGGTATGATGTATAGTGCAGAGGATCTTCCCTTAAAAGCAAGAGAGATTGTAGCAAAGCGACTTGGATTATCGGTAGAAGATACTGATCCTAACGTAGAAGTGTCGATTACGGGTGCGGTATACGTGGATGCAAAAAACGATACTCATATTGCAATGGAAGTCGAACAGTCTCACGGTACTATCGTATGGTCTATGGACATCACCGACTCTATGAGGGACTCTGTTCTCTATGAGGGACAGGTGCTTTACCAACACCGACAGAGCAACGGTATGAAGCCTCGTACACTTCTTGCAAATGCTCTTGAGACAGCGGCAACGGCTGAGGAAAAAAATCTTCTTGAGACCTACAAGGCTAATATTGACAAGCTTAATGCCGAGCAGGAGAAGCTCGAGGCGGTTATGGAGGAGGCTGACAAGATTCAGTACAGGAAGAGCCTTTCCATTAGTGGCGAGGAAATGTCTGTGGCAACCTTTGAGAGAAGGGCGAAGGCTAAAGCGAAAAAGAATGGTATCAATGCGGAGGACGTACAGTTTAAGCTTGACCGTTCTAATTCGAAGTATATAGCCTATGCCGTAGGACACGGCACGATTCTTGAGGCTAACAAGACCTTTAGGAGTGCAGAGGATAATGCAAAACTCAAAGAGCTTTATGCAGAGGCGAAGGATATCTCTACTCAAATAAATGCATATGACCGTGAACTTCTAAGTCTTCAGGCAATGCAGCCTATTAAGGACGTGCTGAAACGAGAGAAGGCTATGGCTGCGAAGAGGGCAACCGAGAAAGCCGAGCAGAGACGTAAGGAATCTGTTGAGAAGGTAAGAGAGAGTGCGGCGAAGACGGAAGCAAAGCTAAAACTTCAGAAGCTCATCCTTAAAACATCGAAGTGGATTTCTTATCCCGGCAAAGACGATGTTAAATGCCCTGATATTCTCCGAGGACCTTATGCGGAATTCCTTAAGGGAATCGATCTTTCGTCAAAGAGATTGCTTGAGGGCGGCGAGCCTACCCACAATGACGATAGAGTAGCGAACGCTATGAATAATCTCGCCAACGCCATTGAGAGAATCAGAAATGCACAAGACCCGAGCGTTGATACCGACAAGGTGCTTGATTTGGGATATCTCGATCTCCCCGTTGAATTCGTAGGCAAGCTCCGTGAGATGGCTGAAAACATCTCCAAGATGATGGTCGGCGGTGACTATGTCATCAACAGAATGTCAGCCACGGATGTCAAGCAGCTCACCAAGTTGATCCGCACGTTGAATCACGCAATAAAGGAAATGAGTACGCTCTATGCTAACCTGCGATTCGCAAACGTGGAGGCGCTTGGAGACAACTCTATGTCCTTCCTTGAGAGTATGGGTGAAGCCAAGGGCGAGAATGCGGTTACCGATTTCGTTGCGTGGGATAACGCACTTCCGTATTATGCTTTCAAGCGATTTGGCGAGGGCGGAGAGTCCATCTTTGAAGGACTTATGGACGGTCAGGACAAGCTTGCCCGCCTCGCAAGTATTATCTTTGATTTCAAGGATAAGACGTGGACTGACAAGGAGGCTAAAACTTGGGGCGAGGATACTCATACCATCACTCTCCCAAGCGGAAATACTCTGACATTAACCACGGCAAATGCGATGGGCATCTATTGTCTGTCTCGCAGAGAGCAGGGACTTCAGCATCTGCTTGGTGGTGGTACGAGAGTGGTTGGCATCAAGAAGGGTACCAAGAAGGCAACGGACAGCAGATCTACTCTGACTCAAGAAGATATCAATGCTATCGTAGCATCCCTTACGGACAGACAGAAGCAGGTTGCTCTCGCAATGCAAAAGTTTATGTCCGAGACCTGCGCCGAGTGGGGTAACGAGGTCTCTATG